AAATTCCTAGTGGATATTTTGTAGGTAGAAGAGGGTATCTTGAACAGGAAAAAGATTCAGATGATACCAAGAAAAATGGTAATGGAAATGGAAACGGTAATGGTAATGGTAGCAGCACCAATGGTAACGGTGGCGGTAATGGTGGCGGTAATGCTGGTGGCAACGGTGGCGGTGGAAACGGAGGAGGATAATGGTTAATGCATTACAGAATCAAATAGAGAATAGAAATTTTTTATCTCCCATAGGGTTTAGATTTAATCTTGCAAAAACTCCTAAGGTAAATTTTTTCTGTAATTCTGCTAGAATACCTGAGATAGTTTTAGGAACTGCTGTACAAGCATCTTACCTAAAAGATATTGATATACCTGGTGATAAATTACAATATGGTGATTTTAGTTTAAGATTTATAGTTGATGAAGAATTAGAAAACTATATGTCTATTCATAACTGGATGACTGGTGTGGGTTTTCCAGCTACACCTAAGCAATATCAAGAGATAACAACTGATGATAAAGGTAAAAGGGATGGAGATGAAGTGTATAGTGATGGTTCCCTTGCAATTTTAAACAGTAATTACAATACTAGTGCTATAATAAAGTTTGAGGAAATGTTTCCAACTTCATTAACATCATTGGAATTTGAAGCAGGTGATACGGACATCAACTACTTTACAGCAGAGGCTACTTTCAAGTATACTATATACAGGATGTTTAAAGCAGACGGACGAACTCCCTTATAATTAATTTAACTTTATTATGGATCTTGATAAAATTCAAAGTATGTGGGCCGAAGATGCTAAAATCGACCCAGATAACTTGCATGACGAATCATTAAAAATACCTCAACTTCACTCAAAGTATTATACAGTTTACAATACAATTACTTTGATGCGTGAGAAAGCAAGAAATCAATATAACGAAATTAGACTAGAGAGACATAATTACTACACAGGTAAGGCATCTCCAGAAGTTTATGCTGCAGATCCATTTCCATACAAGGTCAGAGAGAAAGATGCTATACAAAGACATATGGATGCAGATGAAAGATTGAATAAGATTGATATGAAGATCAAATACTATGATGCTACTTTAAAATTCTTAGAAGAAATTATTAGAAATATATCTGGTCGTACCTATCAAATTAAGAATGCAATAGAATGGCATCGTTTCCAACAAGGATATAACTAAATACTTAAACCAACATTCAATCGTATGGATACTGACGATTCTAAAAAGAAACTAGATTGGTCTATGGAATTAAATATGGGTATCGAAGAAACCCGTATGTTATACGATGCTGTTTCTCACTATGCTGAGATTTGGCCAGGGAAGAATGAGAATAAACCGATAGCAGAAAAAGTTCGTCTTTTATCATTACAGAATAGATTATTTGCTGTAATATTAGACCACAATCTTACACAACAATTTCCAAATTTAGACGAAGAATAACCTGCTATATACTATAGCAACTCGTTATGATTTATGAAAGACTTGTATAATGGTGAACCTCAATTGTCAGATGAGGAAGTCGAAGCACTAAGAGAAAAATATAAAAACCCACCTATATTAGAAGAGGATAGTGATTTCCTCAAAGGTATGGAACCTAATGCTTTTGAAGTAACTGAAAAGTTGGCTGTAGTAGAATATCTACACCCCGACCCTGATGATCTTTGTGGAGTATTATATGAATATATTAAAGATCTTCCAAAGATTGGATATGAACCTAGTGTGAATGCGTCTATGTCGGAAAGACGTATTCATGAACAACAAAATCCAGCATTGATGGACTTTCTTCTATGGTTGCAAAAAATAATTACAAATAATACACAAGTATTTGGTAAAGAAGGTTGCTTAAGATTAGAAGAAGTATGGGGTACTACTTTTAAAAAGGGAGATAATATAGTTCCTCACAATCACATGCCATTTGCATGGACATGGATTTTTTATGTGAATGCACCTGTAGGATCATCTCCTTTAGTTTTTTCAGATAGTAAACATACTGTAGAAGTTGCAAAAGGTAAGTTATTAATTTTTGAGGCTAGATTACAACATGAAGTACCTCCATGTACTGTCGATGGTCGATGTATTCTATCGGGTAATATTGCAGATCTAACTCCAGTGTCTGCAGAAAATGCTCAAGAGTTGCAACAACTTTGGGAAGATCAACAGAAATTTGAAAAGAAAAATGCAAAACGAATCTAATTTGAAAGTTAGAGAATTATTCTCTATACCATTACTTAAAATGAAAGTATGGGAAGATACTGATGAACTAAATGATTGTAAGGATTACATTCTAAGTAAACTTCAAATCACTACTCCTGAGCAAGCAAGAATTGCAAATAGTTCTGATAAGTATAGGATATTGGAAAGGTATCCAAGAACTAAAAAAATTTTATTAGATTACACTAGATCTGCTTTAGATAGAATGGGTTATTCATGCAGATTTGATATATCAACATCATGGTTAACTCTTAATAACAAAGGTGAAAATGTTCAATTACATAATCATAAAAATTGTTACTGGAGTGCAGTTTATTATTATGATTATTATCCTGGTAGAGATGGTGGTGGGGAATTAGATATTCTGAATCCTTTACCAGATCTGAGTTCATATAAACCAAATATTAGAAATATTAATAAATTTACTACACCAATTACGAAAGTAGTTCCAGAAAGAAAAGACTTAATAATATTTCCTAGTTTTTTAAATCATAGTGTTACCCCAGTTCAATCTGATACACCTAGAAAATCTTTAGCATTTAATATTGTTCCTATTGATAACTATGGTGATGCAGATTCTACATATGATACATCATGGTATTGATTCATGTCTCATTTAGTCATCTCAAAAAAGAATGAAGTAAATCTTCATGTGGTAGCAGAACCGCATGTTTATTATGAACTTGCGGATCAATTTACTTTTGATGTACCTGGTGCAAAATTTTCACCAGCCTACAAAAAAAGATTTTGGGATGGAAAAATTCGTCTATTTAATATTCAGAAACAAGAAATATATGTTGGACTATTAGATAAAATAATTCAATTTTGCGAAGACCATGGATATACTTACGAATTTGTAGAGAGCAAGTATTATGGTCTCCCCTTTGAAGTCAATGAAATGATATCCAAAGAGGGTGTTAAAGATTATATAACAGGAATCTGCAAGTACAAACCTAGAGACTATCAGATAGAGGGAGTATACGACGCTCTAAGACATAATAGAAAGTTGTTGATATCCCCAACTGCTTCGGGAAAGTCTCTGATGATATATTCGATTGTGAGATATTTTGTTGAGACAGGGAAAAATACTCTGATAGTCGTTCCGACGACTTCCCTAGTAGAACAGATGTATAAAGATTTTGCAGACTATGGCTGGGACGTAGGTTCATTTTGCCACAAGATATACGCAGGTAAAGAAAGAGAGACGGACTCTCAAGTCATTATTACTACTTGGCAATCAATTTACAAACTCCCCAGAAAGTATTTTGAGAGATTCTCTGTAGTGGTTGGGGATGAAGCTCACCAGTTTAAATCAAAGTCACTTATATCTATAATGACTAAACTTGATAATGCTAAGTATCGTTACGGATTTACAGGAACTCTTGATGGAACGCAAACACATAAGTGGGTATTAGAAGGATTATTTGGCCCTTCTTATAAAATTATTAAGACTGACGAACTCATGAAGAAGGGTCATGTTGCTACGTTAGATATTAATGTGCTTCTATTGAAACACCCACCAAATAAATTTGAAAATTTTGAGGAAGAAGTTCAATACATTATTACTCATAATCGTAGAAATAACTTTATTAAAAATCTTGCCTTAGATTTAAAAGGTAATACACTTATACTATTTGCTAGAGTTGAAGGTCATGGATTGCCTCTATACGAATTGATAAATAAAAATAAGTCACCTAATCAAAAAGTCTTTTTTGTTCACGGTGGTGTTGATGCTCAAGAAAGAGAGCAAGTTAGAGAAATTACTGAGAGGGAGGAAAATGCAATTATTATTGCGTCGTATGGGACTTTTAGTACTGGTATTAATATTAAGCGATTATATAACGTCATCTTCGCGTCGCCATCAAAATCTAGAATACGAAATCTTCAGTCAATAGGAAGAGTTCTAAGAAAAGGTAACAAGAAGACCAGTGCAACTTTATATGATATTGCTGATGATATCAGTTATAAGTCACGTAGAAACTATACACTCAATCATTTGATTGAGAGAATTAAAGTCTACAATGAAGAAAACTTTAATTATGATATAGTCAACATACCACTAAAAAATTAATGGATTTAATCTACATGGAAGAAGAATTTCACGCTATAATTAAATTGGTATCTGGAGAAGAAATTTTTTCTCTAGTGATGGTAGAAAATCCTGAAGATGAAGATCCTCTATTGGTATTACAAAATCCTTTAGTGATGTATATGCATAGTTCTGGTCGCAGTCAATATATTAAAGTAAAACCTTGGTTAGACTTAACTGATGAAGATATCTATATGATAAGACTAAGCAAAGTGATTACAATGACTGAAAGTAAAAATGAAAAATTAATTGCTATATACGATAATTTTATTGATGAAGAAATTAAAGGTGCACCCGTTACAAAATATCAAGGATCAGGAAAAATTCAACCTGACTCTAAAATGGGTTACATCTCAAATGTAAAAGATGCCCGAAAAAAACTAGAGGCTGATTATAATCTTAAGGAAGATTCGAAAGAAAGCTAATCTGTCCCTTCGAACCTCTACAAAGGTTATTGTACATAGTTTTGACCACCTTGTCAAGAGCTTGACTTTGTGTTATAATAAATCTAACCGTAACAAGGAGTACCAATGTAATGCCTAGAAAAAAGACGGAACACTATGTAAACAACAAAGAGTTGCTAGAAGCAATGATCGTTTATAGAGGTAAAGTTGCTATAGCAAGAGAAAAATTTATTAAGAAGCATAAGCAAGATCCCCCTAAATCAGGCCCATGGGAAGGTAAACCACCTATTCCAAACTATTTGGGTGAGTGCTTTTTAAAGATAGCAACACACCTTTCATATAAACCAAACTTTGTAAACTACATGTTTCGTGAGGACATGATATCAGATGGAATCGAAAATTGCGTTCAGTACATACATAACTTTGATCCTGAGAAATCCAAAAATCCTTTTGCTTACTTTACGCAGATTATACATTATGCGTTTCTCAGAAGAATTCAAAAAGAGAAAAAACAATTAGATATTAAAACAAAGATCATTGAAAAGACTGGATTCGATGAAGTTATGATGGTTGATGATACTGCTCTTACAGGTAGTAGTTCTGATTATAATTCAATTAAAGATCAAATACAATATAGAAATAGATGAAGGTTGCCATTATAACAGATACTCATTACGGGGCTAGAAAGGGTTCTAAGCACCTTCATGATTATTTTGAACTGTTCTATAAGAATGTCTTCTTCCCCTCCTTAGAGGAGCATAAGATAGACACTGTGGTTCATATGGGTGATATTTTTGATAGCCGTAAAGCAATTGATCTACAGAGTCTTGAGTGGGCAAAGAGAGTTGTATTTGAACCATTAAAGAAATATAAGGTTCATCTTGCGATAGGTAATCATGATTGTTATTATAAGAATACCAATAATGTAAACTCTCCACAATTATTATTAAAGAGTTATCCTAACATACATACTTACTCTGAACCAATAGAAATTAAGTTAGATAAATTAAAGGTACTATTTCTACCTTGGATAAATTCTGAAAATTTTAATGAGACAAAAGAATTAATTGAATCAACCGATGCAAAGATTGCTATGGGTCATCTTGAATTAAATGGATTCAGAGCTACTCGTGGTCATCTAATGGAAACTGGTATGGATATTGATATATTCAATAAGTTTGAAAAGGTATTTTCTGGTCATTTTCATACTCGTTCTAATGATGGAAAAATTTATTATTTGGGTAATCCATATGAGATGTTCTGGAATGATGTAAATGATCCCAGAGGATTTACTATATTTGATACGGAAACCCTCACTCATACACCTATTAACAATCCTTATAAATTATTCTATAATATCTACTACGAAGATACTAACTACAAGTTATTTGATGCTAGAGAATATGAGAACAAAATTGTAAAAGTAATTGTTCGTCATAAATCAAGTGTAAAAAACTTTGAAAAATTTATTGATAAGTTGTACCAGGTCGGGGTGCAAGACTTAAAAATTGTTGAAAATTTTGATATTCAAGAA